CAAGGTCTAGCAGCAGCAACAAGTAGTTGGGGCGGTCTAATGGCCGCAGGTCTAGCTGTTAATTTAGCAATGACAGGTGTTATGGAAATGATGGCACCAGATCCCTCTACTGATTCAGACCAAGAATCTTCTTATATGTTTAATGGAGCAGAGCAAAATGTTATAGAGGGGGATCCCGTACCTGTTCTTTATGGACATCTTCGAATACCAGGACAACCAATAAGCTTTGATTCAATAAGTTCTTCTTATAACCCTATTACAGGTAATACTACCGCAGGGACTGCTAATACCGCCACTGAAGGGAGCGCCTTTCAGGAAGATGGATATGTGTATCTTGGTAGTATATACGGTCAAGGCTTAGGATGGAGATAATGTTAAATGGCTAATTCTTCAATTACTGCAAGAGACCGTAGACGCTGGAGCCCTGCTAACCTTTATGGGAGTCGTATTACTTCAAAAACACAAATTATTTCTGTAACAGATGTTTTATGTGAAGGACCTATTGAAGGTTTTGGTGGTACGAAAGGATCCGTCTTTTTAGATGGGGATCCTATTGAGGATCTGGGTGCAGAAGCTGCTTTTTACGATCGTGATGTTACATATGCTTGCACTACGGGAGCTGATAAAACTATAACTATATCCGATCCAAAAATTCTGAATCATATAGATGAGACAACAACCGAGACTAATAGATTTTTATTTATTTTTGATGCAAGAGCGCGCATTACCGGAACACTAGAAGAGTATCAAACAGGGTCGCTCAGAATAAAAGCAGACTCAGGTACTCCTTTTAGAAAAAGCTGGCTAAGTGACAGTTCGGGTTTCGAGCATGGCAGCCTGCATTGTAGAGTCTATAAGACGGATGAAGATGGCTCACAGCAATACTCAGAATATTATATAAACAAACTATTTGAAGCCAATGGTACCACTCTGGCTAATGATAATGCACCTCAAGCGCTGCTTAATGCAAAAAATATTATGACTAGTAGACCGTTTAATGAGGAGGATTCCAATAAGAATATACCAGTAGAAATTGTTTTTGATCTAGCATTATTAGTAGAGGTAAAAACCAATACTGATGGTAATAGATATTTAGAAACAGATAATAACTTTACAAATGCTTTTAATTTTACAGGTAAAAAAGGTAGCTTATCCGGAGTATTAATAGGAAATGCGGAAAAGAAAGTTAAGAGTAGTACTGTCCAACTCAGGAAAGGTACAGAAAATCAGTCTCCCTTAAGACAATTAGCAGGAATCGGAACTTCTAGTGTCGCAGTCTCCCTATCTGACAGCGATACAAATGCTTTTTCAATTTCAGGATCTAACTGGCTTAGTCCGCCCGATCTGGCGGATAACCCAACAAACGGAGCTTATCTTAGAGAAGAATTTTATACACTGAGTTCTTTAGGTGCTAATTCTCAATTTACAGAAACTTTTAAAAATGATCTCAATGTTGGAGACGGTACAAGTTCTGCGGGAGCCCACAGTCGTATAACTCTTTTAACAAAAAGTGTTACTCTTAGTAATCAAGGAATGAGCCAAGCTCAGATCTCAGAAGTCGATGAACTAAGAATACAAATTCGATACCCTGCTGGCCTTCATCACTTAGATGGCGGAGGCATCCTTCGTAGTCAATCTGCTGGACACCAAATTCATGTATGGTTTATGAAAGATGGTGTATGGCAAGTTACAGAAGGATCCTTTTTTAATTCTGGAGGAATAGCAGATACTTCAAAGTCTAAGACTGCTTTTTCTAGAGATCATATAATTTCAGTATCAGAATTTCAGCCTTTTGAGGATATTTGTATTCAAGTCACTCGATTAACTCCCACGGGAATGGATAATCCTATAGGGGGAGATAAGTACGAAGCCACCGCAGAATATAGTGGTAAAGTCAAATTATTAGGTAACGATGATAAAAATAATGTAGGTGCTACAGATACCTCTCAGTTAGCAAGTATTAACTGTATTATTAAGGAGACTCTAAACTACCCTTTTACAGCTTTAGGGGCTTGCACATTCAATTCAAGAGATTATACTAGTAACCCTACTCGTACTTATGATCTTAGAGGAAAATTGGTTAAAATTCCTTCAAATTATACTCCACGTCATTTAAATACTGCCTCTAATGATAAACTGGAGGCTAAATATGACGGTCTTTGGGATGGAACTTTCAAATCCGAGCTATTTTACACAGATAATCCTGCTTGGGTTTTTTATGATATGTTATCTAATGATCGTTATGGGTTAGGAGGGTTTTTGGATGAGGTTGATATTGATAAGTATGCATTATATAAAATTGCAAAATATTGCGATGAACTTGTTCCAGATGGGAAAGGGGGTCAGGAGCCTAGATTTCGTGCTAATATCTATATAACAAAAGCTACTGACTGTTATAAAGTTCTAAAAGATATGGGAACAGTTTTTAGAGGTATGTTATATTGGCTGGATGGTCAAATGTTGACTATACAAGACTCTCCCTCCGCCCCTGTTTATAACTTCGGCCCTGCTAATATAGTAGACGGCGATATAAAGACCGAAAGTTCAGGAAGTAAAACAAGAGCTAATCAAGTAATTGTTACTTGGAATAACCCAGCCTCCCAGTATAGACTAGAACCTCTAATTGTTGAAGATAGGCAAAACATTCTTGAAACTGGTAGAATTATAAAAACAGAAGCTCAAGCTTTTGGTTGTACCTCTGAAGGACAGGCTTCACGTTATGGAAAATGGAAACTTTGGACTGCAGTACAGCAAAAAGAGATAATTTCTTTTCAAACTGGTCTAAGTGCTGGATTTTTGCTACCGGGTGATATAATAAATGTACAAGAAAGGGATGACTATGGAATACAATTTAGCGGGCGAGTGTCCGCCCATTCTGTTGTAGATTCAAGTACAAACTCTCAACTAACTCTTGATAGAAATGTTAGTCTTGAGTCTGGGGGTGTACAAGCTGATGGGGGCGGTGAAGATATCGCTTCCTATAGCTTCTCTGCTTCTTCTACTTACAGCATAACAACTATGGTCAATGATAGGAAAGTGATAGTAGCGCAAGATACAGTTACTATTAGCAGTACTACTTATTCTCGTGGAGATGAGATTCAAACTGTATTTTTACCAACAGGAAGCAATAATGCATATCAATCTGCTACTATTAATTTAGATCAAACGGATGATGAGGTCAGGGGAGATATTGTAGATGCTCAGGATAGTTCAGGTAATGCAATTCTACTTCAGTTTGTTAGCTCCTCACATATAGAAACGCTACCCTTTACTAGTAGTAATGTCTCGGTAGCGGGTGGAAAAACCGTAATTAAATGTACTGGGAAATTTGGTGGTGATGTAGTTATTAGTGATTCTATTTGGGCAATAAGAGAACAAAAGAATGATACTACACAAGCATACTCTTATAAAGAATATAAAATTTTAGGAATAACCGAGGAGGACACAGGTAATTTAGGGATTACTGCGGTAGAGTTTTTCAATGAGAAATTTGATGCAGTTGATCGTGAGTTTGAGCTTGATATACCAGAAACTATATATGTGCCTGAACTAACTACGTGTCCCGCCCCCGCTAATGTGTATGTTCTTCGAGTACCAGTACCTGGCCTATCTAATCAGGGGGAAGAACTACTTGTTCAATGGGATGTACCTTTAGATGATGAGGGTAGTCCTTATAAAGATGTTAAAAGTTATGAAATTCAATTCATCCCCAATTTTAATAACGTACTTTATACAATAGATGGAGCTGAGTCAACCTCATTCATTATTAATTCCGTCCCTGACGGAGATTATAAAGTAGGAGTTCGTGCAGTAACCGAGGAAAGAAGAAGTAATTGGACATATACTAGAATAGAGATTCGGGATACTTATGGCTCGGCCAATATAGAGAATAGAGTGACTGGGATGCCTGTAGGTGTAGAAGCAAACTTTAGCGAAGTTGCGGTTTCTTCCTCTACGTTTAAACTAATGAAAAAAGCGTGGAAACTACGAAGTAAGGCAAATATATTTGATTCTGGTCTTGATAACCCTTCTACAAGCACCGCAGCAACTCATACCCAAGAGATGGCTTCCATGGCGTATACAAATAGTACTTTTCCCGCCATAGAAACAGCGTATATATTATTTGATCAGACAACAACAAGTAATGACTATTTACGCTTAGCGGCGGTAGCCAATATCGTTTTCGAAAATCAAAATATTCCGATATGGTATGATAGGACTGAATTCGCACCTAATAGTAGTGGCGGGGTTGAAAATAACAGATGGACTCATGTAGACTGTAATATAAGTGTTCCTGCAACAACAAAAACTAATAGAGTTACAAGAACTGGTGGTTCTACAGGTTTTACATCTGCATTTCAGTTGGGTGATATTATAAGGGTAAAAAGTGGATCAAAATTTTATGCTGCAAAGGTTGCTTTAATAGAATCTGATGATTTACTTTTTACGGATGTGCAATTAAATAGTACTGGTACTGCCTTTGCAATAACAGCAAATAGTACAAACAAAACTGTTGCACGACAATCTTTCCGCCCGGACTATATAAAAGATGGGATTTTAGCAACTATTACAAGAAGTGGTAGTACATATACAGCAGTAAAGCACTTAACCATCAATGTAGTTTTTACTGGTAGAGCAGTTACTGGTAGATTTAAACCTATTCAAATATTGAATTATAATGCTGATGCGAGTCTGAATAGTACCTGGACAGATAAGATAGAGCTTGAAGCTACTGCTCTTAACTATATTGAGCCAGTTTTTAAAATTACAGGAAATTTTGCAAGCAATGCCAATCCTAATAATTCTACGGAAGCAGGGAAGGCGGATAGCGAATTTAAAGACCCTGACACTTCTGGTGGCGCAATTTATACAAAAATTATTCATAATGCAGATGAGAGTACCAATCCCATAGCATACACAGATCCTAGTTCTGCAGCTGCGCAAGTTTTTACGGTAGCAGTAAGAGAGGGTCAGGATGAAGATGATGCAACATGGGAAACCACCACCGTTATATCTTTAGAGAAAATTAAACAAGGATCACAGGGTGTAATTGGAACAGATGGTAAGCGCTCTATTCAAGGCTACCTATATTATGAGAAATCAAGTAGTCCTTCAACGTACCCCTCAGCTCCTTCAGGAAGTAATACCTATAGTTTTAGTTCAGGACTAGCTTCTGGTGGCGATATTGATGACTATAATGTGAGTAGTAATAGTACTGGGGGTTTGAATGAATGGAGTAATGTTCCTAGACCCCAAGACCCCACTTCTCCTAATATTCATTATACGGTCAGATATTGGGGAGAGGAAGCTACTGCAGGTGGCGGTGTTACAGGTAACTTAAATTTTTCAAGTGTTGTTCGATATACAAACTTTACAGGTGTAGTTACTTTTACAGATGGAACTTTCCAATCAAGTGGTGGAACAGATATTACTACTATTGATGGTGGAAATATCACAGCAGGAACTATAGCTAATGATACTTGGAGAACTAGTAGTGGTGATACAGGAGTTGGTATTAATCTTGATGCTACAGGTGCTAACCCAGTTATACATGCTAAGAGCGGGGGTACTACGAAAATTGCAATAAATGCTAATGGTACTGCAGAGTTTGCAGGAGAAATCAGAGCTAGTTCAGGATATCTCGGACCCTCGTCCCTAACAGGGTGGAATATTCAAGGGTCTCATCTCAATGGAGGGGGTACACACTGGGCTCCTGATACATCAGCAGGAGAAACACACGCAAATATTACGATGGATTCACATATGCAACGTATTCTAATTCGTGACGATCAACAGAATCAACGTGTAATTCTGGGCTGGTTGGGTTCTGGTACACCTGGCTAAAAATAAAACTTGACTAAGTATGTCCTTTAGGATATAATTTCAGCATGGAGAAATGTAAATGAGCGCAGCAA